GATGACAAGATCAACATACAGAATCTACCTAGTCGTGGTGTCAATGGTAAGAAGTTGAAGTCCAGTATCATCGCGCCAGTAGGTTACACACTAGTAGATTGTGATTCATCACAGATCGAGGCACGTGTACTTGCATGGTTGGCAGGGGAAGACAATCTAGTCAAAGCGTTTGCTAACAACGAAGATGTGTATGTCAAAATGGCGGCAAAGATATACCACGTCAAAGAAGAAGATGTTACCAAAGAGCAGAGGTTTGTAGGTAAGAGTACGATACTCGGTGCAGGGTATGGCATGGGTGCAGTACGGTTTGCTGAGCAGTTAAAGTCCTTTGGTACTACTATAGATGTAGAAGAGGCACGCAGGATTATATCTATCTATAGAGATACAAATTGGAGAATAGCTCAGTTCTGGCGTGAGTGTCAGAACATGTTAGTAGAAATGTCGAGGGACAAAGCAATTTCGTTTGGAGCTAGAAATATTGTTAAGGCTGTACGCACACAAACAGGTTATGGCATAGAGTTGCCTAGCGGTTTGGTAATGCGATACGATGATTTACAGTATGAGCAAGGAGAGCGTGGAGTCGAATTTAGTTATATGACTAGGCGCGGACGTGCAAGAATCTATGGTGGTAAGGTTACAGAGAATGTATGCCAAGCCATTGCTAGGTGCATCATGGGTGAACAGATGTTGGCTATAGCTAAGAGATACAAGCCTGTACTCACAGTACACGATTCTGTGGTATGCTGTGTACCTGATGATGAGTTAGATGAGGCTAGACAATACATTGAAGAGTGTATGAGTACGACACCTTCATGGGCAGAAGGTATGCCTATAACGTGTGAGTCTGGCATTGGTAAATCTTATGGAGATTGTGAATAATGGCTAAAAAAGATATAGAAAAAGCATTAGATGAAATAAATGAATTGGCGGATAAAGCCCTCGAAGAAGCAAAAGAGACAAAGATGGAAGTCAGAACGTGGTTAAAACAAACACGTAGCTTTACTTACGCTGAGTTGTTAGTGTTAGGTATTGCCCTTGTTGCTGTGTTGGCTACTCTCGGTAACGTGTAATGGGTGCTGCACCGTGGTCTTTCAGCAGAATAAAATCCTTTGAACAATGCCCTAAAAAGTTTTATCATCTAAAGGTAGCAAAGGATTACAAAGAGCCTGAAACTGAGGCTATGTTGTATGGGACTGCGGTGCATTTAGCCGCTGAAGAGTATGTAAGAGATGGGAAACCGTTACCCCCAGAGTACGTATACGTAAAAGCCCCGATAGACGCGCTATGTGCGAAGAAGGGGGAAAAACTCTGTGAATTGGAAATGGGGTTAACGGCAGACCTAGAGCCGTGTGGCTTTAGAGATGAGGAAGTATGGTGGCGAGGGATCGCTGATTTAGTTATACTTGATAAAGAAAGTAAGACTGCTTGGGTAATTGACTACAAGACAGGAAAGAATACTAGGTATGCAGATAAGGGACAGCTTGAGTTGATGGCACTCGCTGTATTCAAACACTACCCCGACATCGAAACTGTAAAGGGGGGGCTTTTGTTTGTTGTCTGTAACGAGTTAATAAAAGATACGTATGATTCAAGTTCCGCTGGTAAGATGTGGGAGAAGTGGTTAGCTGATTACAATCGTATGGAAATAGCATTTAAGAATGATGTGTGGAACGCTCACCAAAGTGGGCTATGTAAACGACATTGTTTAGTTACAGAATGTGTGCACAATGGGAGGCACTGATGAGACGTAAAAGAGCCAAACAAGTAAACGCCCCAGTAGGGAGTAAAGCATTCGAGGCACGTATGGAACGCCAACGTGCTAGGCGTGCGTTCGATAAGAAGAATGGTAAAGCCGCACGTAAAGGTAAAGATATAAGCCACAATAAGATGTTAAAGAATGGTGGCAGTAATAAAGATGGTTACAAACTAGAAAGTCCTAGTAAGAATAGATCTCGTAATGGGCATAAGCCTAAGAAAAAGTAATTTGCTTGGTCGTGTGTAGACGCTTAGCTTGATGCGTCTTTAAATGATGTAGCCAGTTTTGTCCTCCTGACTATACGTATGCTACATAAAATTAAGCTAGTCTAAAGGTGTTGATTAATAGACCTACATAGCAGACTTAGCCTCATCTGGGACGAAGCGAGGCCATCACTGGGTTCCACGGTTATTTGGGTTATCTGGGTTATTTGGTTTGCGCTATTTTTACGGGCGCAAGAAATGTAAGTATGTATGTCGTAACAAGTTATCGTAAACGGACACCGTTTTACGAGGTTAACTAACGGAGAATAAAAATTGAAGATTGTAGATAACCGTGCACTGTTGCTTAATTTGCGTTCCCCCGGGCGGGTGACGAGTTGTATACCAAAGAGTAAGACGTTATCAGAACATGAAGTATTAGTTAATTGGGGAGTTGATGAAGTGCAAGTATTGAGAAACATAGGTATAAATGCGCCCTCACCTATAGAGGGTAGGTATGAATGGACAGGTAGGTATGATCCATACGAACACCAAAAGTCCACTGCAAGTTTTATGACTTTAAATAAAAAGTCTTTTTGTTTTAATGAACAAGGTACAGGTAAGACAGCCAGTGCTATATGGGCATCAGATTACTTATTAAATCAAGGTAAGATAAACAGAGTGTTAGTTATATGTCCCCTATCTATTATGGAATCGGCATGGCGTAATGATTTATTTAACTTTGCTATGCACCGTAAGGTAGATGTAGCCTATGGTTCAGCCAAAAAGCGCAGAGAGATAATAGCAGGTGGCGCTGACTACGTGATAATAAACTACGATGGCGTAGAGATTGTACAAGATGCGGTAAGAGAAGGTGGATTTGATTTAATCATTGTAGATGAAGCTACACACTACAAGAACGTACAGACCAAACGATGGAAGACGCTTAACAAGTTAGTAAGTAAAGATACGTGGTTATGGATGATGACAGGTACACCTGCGGCACAAAGCCCCACCGATGCGTATGGTATAGCTAGATTAGTCAATCCAACAGCAGTACCTAAATTTTTTGGTTCTTTCAGAGATCAAGTAATGGTCAAGGTAACAAACTTTAAATGGATACCAAAAGACGATGCTACTGATAGAGTACACAAAGTACTTCAACCTGCCATACGCTACACAAAAGAAGAATGCTTAGACTTACCACCTATGGTATATGTAAAGCGTGAAGTAGATATGACGGCACAACAAAATAAATATTATAAAGAATTAAAAAGTAAAATGATTATGCAAGCGGCAGGAGAACAAATCTCAGCGGCAAATGCGGCAGTCAACATGAATAAGTTATTACAAATATCTTCTGGTGCTGTATATACCGATACTGGTGAGGCATTGGAGTTTGATATAACAAAACGTTATAAGGTACTGCGTGAAGTCATAGACGAATCAAGTAAGAAAGTTTTAGTCTTTGTGCCGTTCAGACACACCATAGAATTACTTACAGAAAAGTTACGTAAAGATGGAATATCTACTGAGGTAATCAATGGCGCAGTCCCCGCACCCAAACGCACTGACATATTTAAACGCTTTCAAGAACAAGACGACCCCAAAGTTTTAGTAATCCAACCACAGTCTGCGGCACATGGTGTAACACTTACAGCCGCTAACACAGTAGTGTGGTGGTCGCCAACCAGTTCGCTAGAAACGTACGCGCAAGCTAATGCTAGGGTGCACAGGTCAGGACAAGATCAAAAATGTACAGTTGTCCACCTACAAGGATCGTACGTAGAGAGACGCGTTTACACATTATTGGACAATAGAATAGACGTTCACACAAAAATGATTGACTTATATAAAGAAGTTCTTGACTAGTACGCAATCATACGCTATCTTGATTGTCCCTTTAGTTAAGGAGCGAAAGATGAGTGATGTACCAAACGCTGAAAAGCTAACGGCTGTCTACTTAAAGATTAAAGACAAGCGTGCAGAGTTATCAGCAGATTTTAAAGAGAAGGACACTGAGTTAGTTGAGCAATTAGATAAGGTAAAGCGTGCTTTACTGGACTACTGTGAAGATCAAGGTGTCGATAGTGTAAGGACTTCAGCGGGATTGTTTTATCGTTCTGCAAGAACACGTTACTGGACTAGTGATTGGTCTTCAATGCACGAGTTTATTCTTGAGCATGAAGTTCCAGAGTTGTTAGACAAGCGTGTTAATCAGGGCAACATGAAGCAATACTTAGAAGAAAACCCCGACCTTGTACCCAAAGGTCTTAACGTAGATTCTGAATACGTTGTATCAGTAAGGAGAAAATGATGTCAGATAATTTTGTTCCAGTCGGTGCGGTAGCCGATAAGTTTAGTGTATCTAAACACACAGTCCGAATGTGGTTGCGTAAAGGCAAGATACCCGAAGACTTGTATATAAAGATAGGTAACACATATCGCTATAATCTTCAAGGGATCGAAAACGTCTTTTTGAGTAGCAACAAAGATTACAAATGTGGTACTGACTTTGATGTTGCGGAGTTCAAAGAGTCAGAAGGATATAAAAAGCTACAGGATGTAGACATGCTAGACGAAGACTTTTAGTGAAACGGATAAGCATCCGTGGTGGTGAGTTTAGTTTGCTTGGGGATAGTCAACAAGAAGTGTTATCGTCAGACAATATAAACGTAATCATTATAAATGCGGCACTTTTCCTCCAGATCGGAAGAGC